GCGGCAAAGGTGCAGGTGGTTGCCTGTTCCCCGGCGAATGCCCCTGTAGTCGATTGCTGTATTGATACCGTGAGAGTCCCGCCGGCAGTCCGGGCGAACGTCTGAAGATAGGCGGCGCCGCCCGTAGTGGCAGAGGCAGAACCATTACTGACAGCCGAGCCTTGACCAGTGGAGGCGGCGGCTACCGTCTGAATGCCCGCCGTGAGCATCACACCAGGAACAAAAGGTATATTGGTAGTCTGGACGCCTATGGTAGCCCGGACAACATCAGTCACCACGGCCTTGACGTTGTTGGCTGACAGCATGACCTCGTTGGCAACATAGGCGTTATTCCCCAGGGCAGTCCCAACGGGAAGCATGAGGGCATAGCCCGTAGTCTGCTGCCTCAAGGCGGCAAAGACGGCGGCCCCCGTGCTGTTGTAAAGCGATTCGATAGTTCCGGCGTCCTTTGCGAGTCCTGGATAGAATGTGTGACCGACATGGCCGAAGGCGGACACGTCAATCAATTCCTGTTCGCTGTTGATGTTGACGGCGTTGAGATCCCCTGAGATATCGACGCCGTTGGCGTAAACGCTCCAATTCCGACCGTGATGTACAGGCATATGTCAGCCTCCGCTAGTTGCTCACCCAGATATCTAAGAGAAGTCGGGCACCCAAAAATTCAGCACTGCCATAGACAGCAGGCCCGTAATTGCTTACACCCGTCACTCTGCAAACGTCAGCGTGGTCTTCCCAATCAATCGCCTCAATGACGGCCTTGATTGACAGGTCGCCTACCGAATGCAGATAAGGGTCTAGTGCGTCCTGTGCGGCCTCAAGGGTATTGCTCTTGAGCACCAGGACTTCGATGTACCAGTGATAGACCAGCGTGGCATTCTGGGCCGTGAAGTCATAGGACACGGGATTGGTAGGATTCAGGGCCGGGAATGCTGCAGGCGGATTGACTACCGAAGGCACGCCCGGATAGTGCTGTAATCCCTCGATAGTGGATAGAGCCTCGTCTATCTTTTCCCTGATTCCTGCAAGGCTCATTTAGACCACTCCTCGCCCAGTTCCTTCCCGAACTCAACCATAAAGCCCGTCATCTGATCTTTAGTCTGCTCAATGGTGGGACCGAGAAAGGGATACGCCTGTGTCTGCCTTTGACCTAACGAGAACGGCTGAAGCGTACTGCCACCCCTCGCACCCCTGCCCACCCGAGTCAAATGCCCGAACTCAACCGGGGCGGCGTAGACTACGTTAGTTCCAACCTTCGCCGTGTTGCTGTCGATCACCTCAGTCGTGATTGACGCTCTCAGTCTGCCAGTCTGGACACGTGGGCCAGGACGTCCAGATGCGTTCTGTTTCGCCTGACGCTCAATGATGTATCCCGCACGAGCGACGAGACTCCCGTCGGTGATATGTTTCGCCACGTCCTCGGCATTGCGTTGGACTTCGGCCAGGTTCTCGATCTCAACCGAAATAGCCATCACTGACCTTCTTGTATCGTTTCACGACCGCATCGTAGTCGGGATCGTTTCCCTTCCACACGCTCACGCCCCCCATGTCCAGATTCACTACGTTGTTCTGGTATCCCGATTCCCGGCGCTTCCACGTTCTGACCGTTTGAATCAGGCAGGCCTGAACCACCGGCGCCGGATATTCATAGACACTTATAGCCGTGCTTGCCGTCGCCGCAGAGGCCGATGTGCCATTGACGGCCCTCGTGATAGGTACAGAGGATGCAGTCGGCTGTGCATTCACGTAGAGCTGCTCTGAGCCTATTCTGAGAGTCATGCCAGCTTGTATCTCGGATGCGGTTGATGCCGTCACGTAGACAACCGAGCCAGTAGAGGTCAATGCCGAGCCGACCTTGCTATCAAGGCTTCGGGTATTGGATGCGGGCCAGTCGTTGCCATGTCCAAACGTCCCCACAATGGCGAACTGAGATCCAAAGTCGCCGTAGCTGCCACCCGGACCCACTTCCATTCTCGTCTTAGGGTATCTGTTCCGTGGCTGAAGCACGGCGTCGGGCGATGTGGTTGGACTGTTGATATCGACGGTATAGGTGCTTTCATAGGTGTTGTCGCCGTCATTATCCACGGTCAGGCTTGTTGCCGTCTGGACGTCCCAGGATAAGAGGACACGGCTTGAGAGTGGTTCCTGGTACATCGTGCCTTCGTAGATGTAAAAGAAGCGGTCCGTGTCCTTGTCGAACCTTCGGCTTGAGTCCTCGGCAATACGCAAGAGCTCGCTGTCATAGTCCGTGCCCGTGACGTTGAGCATCCCGCTTGATTTGAGCAATCCCAGATGACAATAGACGTTCATGCGCTTTCGCTCACTCTCAAGGAATAAGCCTTGGTAGAGTCCTGTTTGCCGACCTCGGTCATCTCAAGTTCTACCCTGTAATCACCCACGGCTAGGAAGTCAGTTGATATTGGGTTATAGGTACAGACTCCTGTGGTTGCGCCGGTGATCGTGCATGAGCCATTGACTATCACGACACTTGGCTTGGTTGGTTGCCACACCTTCATCGTGACAGTCTTGCCCGTCAGGTCAAACGCCGCCCCTGATGCCGTGTTGACCGTAAAGGTCAAGGTATAGCCAAAGTCTGCCTGTGCTACCTCGATATCAGCCACGATTGGCCTCCCCTTTACGATGCGCCGATTTGATAGGTCAGGTTGATAACATCGGAAGCCACAACCGCTCTGGATGTGGATAGCAGCGAGTAGCAAAGCAGGGTTGCACCGAGTCCCGTGGTCGCCGTGTCTCCCTTGACGCTCCCGGCCATGAGCGCTGCGCCATAGATAGTCGGCGTGGTCACGGTGGCGCTGATGGTGAATGCTGCCTTTGAGTCCGAGTTGCTTGTCTGACAGCCTACCGTTGATGCCGTGTTCTCCGTGTATGCCGGTCTGGTGGACTCATCGTACAGGGTGAATTCAGTGAAGGATGGCACGGCATAGGTCATTGTGCTGGCGAACGCCGTGTTGGTACTGGCAAGAGCGCAGTACCAGGTGGAGATAGCATAGGCAGCCGAAGAGTTGTGCATGGCGTTATTGAGTATCCAGTTCAGCCCCTGGGTCGTGATGCCGTTGCGACTCCGGTCCTTGCTTTTGAGATTCCCATTTTTATCGTAGACTTCGATTGTGAACCAGCCGCCTAGTGCTAATGTTTCCTGCATTTGTCAACCTCCAAGAATCATTGTCAGTGTTCTGTTTGGGACAACCAGATTAAACGCCCTGTGTGGCACCTGAGTCGTCAGTATCCGTGAGTACAGGGCAACTGTAGCCGTGAGCTTGTTGATTGCCCTCATAGTCAACGCCCGTGCATGGATGGTGAAAGTAGCCCGGATTATGCGTCCCGGTCTGGATGCAATCACGATGTCGCTGAGTGTCACATGCTCGGATATCCCGGAGTAGATGGTCAACACCGTATTGATGCCCTCAATCAATCGGATGCTATCAGCGGCAGTCACGCTAAACGTGGTCTGCGTTCCTGTGCCATCCGACACGGCCACCCGATCGAGGACGCTTACCAAATAGGTCAGCCCTGCTATCGATGCATCATTGAGAGCAATCGTGTCTGTCGCATTACTCTGGACCGTCAGCGCCAGGGAGTCGTTGTCTATCACCCGCATAATGTCAGCGAGTGTCATGGCAACGCCCATCTGAGCGTATGGCATATCATTCAGCCGCAGCGATTCCAGCAGTGTTGCCGCAGCGGTCACGCCCGCACTGCCCATGTCAGCCAGTCTCAATGCCTCGGAGACAGACAATAGGATGGTCTCTAGGGTTGTGACTGCTACCCGTGACAAGTCCCACAGGCGGATAGCCTCAAGGACGTTCACGACATAGGCCACGACGCTAGATGTGGCATCGGACATCCTGAAAGCATCCAGAACGCTTGCGCTGATGGTGAGCGTGGTACTCGACACATCTACCAGGCGGAGTGCTTCAGTGACACTATTCTGTGATGTCAGTTGAGTATCCGGGGCAGAGAGTAATCGAACTACCTCAGTGATCAGGGCGGATGCCGCTAGTGAGTTGAGGTTGACATCAGCGAGCCTCAATGCTTCCGCTATGATGACTGTGTACGCTGGAGCGCCAAAGGACGCATCTGCAATCCTCAGCACTTCCGTCAGCCGAGTCATAAACGTGACCTGGCTGGAAGTGGCATCGGTCAGTCTCAACGCCTCGGTCAGTGACATCACCATCTGGAGTGTGTCATCATTGGCATCTGCCAATCGCAGGGCTTCAAGGACAGACGGGCTTAACGTCACGGTCCCGTGGGGTGCGTCCGCCAGTCTGAGAGCTTCCGCAATCGCCGCCAGATATGCCTGATTCGTGGTTGCCGAGGATGACAGCCTTACGGCTTCAAGGACTGTTGGCGATATATCCAGCCTGTTCGGAACGGCAGTCGATAACCTCAACGTCTGGGCGATCACGGGTGCCATGTCCACCCTGCCTGAGCCAGCAGTAGTAAAGCGAATCATCTCCGCTACCGTATTAGCCAGGACACCCGTGGCGGTCGGGGTAGACGTGAGCCTTATCAGATTGTTTAGTACAGGCGCAATCGTCAGATAGGCCAAGGTTGCGTCCTGTGTCCTCAGTGTCTCAGCGACCACATGGGCGAAGGATGCCCAGACCGATGCAGTACTGGTATTGAGCCTGAGTGATTCTGTAACACTCGGAGAGGTAGACAGATTGCCCCGGCCAAGCGAGTTCATCATCATCCTGTCCAATTGGCTGTTCTGGACGCTGATATTGTTCGGGGGATTGGTAGCCAATCTCACAGCTTCGGTAATTCGTGTCGATAGCGTCCTCGTCATGCTTGCCGTGCTCGTATTGACCTTGAGTCCTTCCGTGCATGAGTTTTCATAAGTGGTTCCGGAAGAACCTGCATGGTACGCCACGAACACCATGACACAGTACAGGAAGTCATCCGTGCTATGAGAGCCCGTGTACCGCCCTGCCTGAAAGCCGTTAAAGTTAGTCTGTGTCCATGCCGCACTCGCAGGGTCAACAGCGTAATACCTGGAAAGCCATTGGTTGGAACCACTCGGGGCAATAACCGTATCGTAATCGGTACCAGCCAATGTCCTCACCCGAATACCCGACGTAGCGGCACCCTTGCAATAGGTCATGACGTTAACGGCGTCTATGACATCGCCGCCCCCGAGGCCGATATCCGAACACGAGTCGAGATTGCCAATTTCTGCAACCGCTGCCTTGCCCGCCTGCTGGGTGTAGTCGTCATCCATCGTAGTAACAGCCGTACCAGCAGGGTCGTCCCAAGCCGTATAGTGAACACCTCCCGAACCACCCACCAATGTATCGTATTGAGCGTACTGACCGGCGGCGTTGGGGTTGGCGACCGTAGCACACCGGACATCTCCAATGTCTCCTGCACCTGCTGCACTATCACAGGCAATATCATCAATATAGGCTGAGTACGTTGCTTGTCCTGTTTGTGACCCAAACTGAGAGTTCCAAGTCGTCCCCGTAACCGTGGTGCCATCGACTACAATACTGCCATCTATCCAGCAGTAGCAGGACGTTCCGTTGATACTTCCAGAGATTCTATACCATTGCCCCGTCGTCAACGCTGCCGAGGTGTAAAGAACAGTGGTCGTTCCGTCGATGAACTTGATCTGTCCCGACGTGTTAATTGCAACACGACAATATGCTGCGCCCGAAAAGGCTACAATGTCTTCGTCGCCACCAACGGGATAGGCGTCGCAACGATACCACAAGCTGAACCGCTTGTTGTTGACCCCCATGTCAATATAGCCAAACGCCCCGGCAGTGTTCTTGAAGGAGTACGCCCCTGTGTGGGAGACCGAAGCATTAATGTTGACGGTACCTGCCGTGGCCGTCCACTCCCCGAACAGCCCCATCTCGAAGCCCGAGTGGAAGGTGATTGCCACTAGACCCTCGCTCCGGGGCAGTTCGGGTTGATTGTGATGTTGCCCTTTGAGTCTGAGTGGTTGAATGGGTATTGGCGGCAGACTTGGGGCCGGATAGAGTAGATTGAACAGCCCGACTTATAGAACGGGCAGGGGGCAACCATGAGCCTCCGGCCGCCTCTCGTGAAAGTGTATTCAGCTTTGAACCGACTTACAGGAATACCTAACGCACTAGCGAGGCGAGCGTCCTCGTTAGATTGGAGAGCTATTCCGTCCGTTGCTTTCAGACAGCACGAGTCAACGCATCGCTGGCACTTAAAGCGAGCCAGTAATCGTCGGACGTTATTGGCCGTCATGGGGAGACGAGTTGCTCGACGAGCTATCATAATCCTAACCACCAATCAGGCGGAATCGTTACTCCAGGATCTGCCACTAAGCACGTGTACCGAAGCGGACTCACCGAGAAGATATGTACCCGCACTTGATCGCTCTGGAGATAGTTAGCGAGAAAGTTGTTGACTGTATTCTCTGTCTGTGCGATCGTATGAGACGCCAGATAATTCGCAAGGTTAGTGGCGTTGTAGTGGACCGGAGCCACTACAACGCCGTTCTTATCTCTGCCGAGCAGAATCTTAATACCGTCGGTAAGGTCTATTCCGGCAATGCTAGGCATCACTCACCCACCCACCCACAGAACTTGCAGTGGAGTACGCCGTCCTTCTTTTCAAGGTTCCAACCACAGACAGGGCAATCCCGCCGCTCGTAAGGCATCTGCTTTTCAGCTCGCCATCCCGTACTTGTAGTACACATACGAGACTTTCTCTGTTGAGATCCCGTCAATGTAAAGCTGGCTCACGTCAGTCGCAAAGACGGTCACGGGCTGACTGGTCGAACCCCAGTAGACCGGGATACCAACCCTCGATGCTGCGGAGAGTTGCGCCGTCGAATTGGCAACAACGAGCATGCTTGTATTGGATGACACGCCCTGAATGACAACCATGTTGCAGGGCTTGGATGTGGTTGAAAGCTGGACGGCGGTGCTTTGTGTTGATATTGTCTGCATCCCGCCGCCAGCGATATAGAGCATTGAAGGTGAGGGCATAGTGTTACCTCCCGAACATCGGTTGACTGTGCGGGTTCTCCTGGTTGAGAACCAGCTTTTCGTACATGGTGAGCGATGAGAACGGCAACTGTCCGGCAGCCTCAGTCTCGACAAGCATCTGCCTCAGATACCCCCACACTTCCGGCGGCATCTGGACGTCGGAGACAAACTCAGAGGGTGCAGAGAATGAGAGGTTGCCGTCCGGCTGTCTCTGGACCGTGACGTTGTGCGCCTTTGCCTCGTCTTCTTTGGGGAATAGAACCCACCATGCGTTTTGTGCCTTGAGTGCGTCCGAGTACCTACCCGCTTTGGGCAACATGTTTATCAGGTTGATTCTCTCGTGCAGGTGCAGTTGCATGTTGCACGAATCCTGCACGCCGTACATAACGCCCGTGACGGTCCGCATCAGGTGAGACTCAGGTGGGGCTTCTATCTTGCATCCCCGCTCCTGCGCCCGCCCAATCCAGTATTCGACTCCCCGATTCTCCTGGGCGTAGGGTGCGCCGAAGCTCACATCCACGCCGAAGACCTTGACCTTCTTGACCTTGAGGTATCCGGCCAGGGCAATCATGTAGCTGACGGTGTTCGTAAAGAAGCGGGAATCGAAGTCAGCCACTACCTCATCAACGGGGTATTTGATGTCTGCGTATGGTTGCCAGGAGCAGATGGGGGCGTGTTTCTTCATCCCATCGGTGTAACCTTGCTCGAGGAAGTCGAAGGCGAATAGCTTGTGAAAGTGCCTGTTGGGGAAGGCCGTCGCCTCGATCTTGCAGCCAGTCCCGTCGCCCTCGATTGTGACCACGGGATCTGTGTATCCCCTGCCGCTGGCCGCTATCCTGATGCCCTTGATTTGTCCGTCAATGGCCTGGACCACAACCAGCGCACCCTCCCCCAGCACGCCCGTGTAGCCTTTGCCTGTGTCTGTAATGGTCACCCTATCGAGCGCACCATCGAAGGGCGGATGCTCGGCTACGTTGTTGACTCCCCATATTTCCTCAGTGTCGAACTTTGAGAGTGCGCCGGTGGGCGACTTGCCCAGGATGGTAACGCTTTCAGGTCTTGAGGTGAATGCCTCCATGAATCTCCTACGCCGTCATATTTCAAAGGGGGACTAAGCCCCCTCTGTTGCTAGGATGTAGTGGACATGGCCCACGTTCCGACGACATTGGACAGATGCCACAGGACAGCGCCGGAATTGACGAGGGTGATCTGATCGCCGTACTGCTGCGTCGCCTTCGTGTTGACTGCCGCACAGATGGCAGCGCCGGTTGCCGAGCCGTTGCCGCAGATGAGCTCTGTCGTGGCATTGGTTCTGACCACCAGAAGCGCACCCCCCGCACTGGCCGTGTTGCGGATGGTGTAAGACAGTCCCGCCATTGACGTGGATGCGAGAGGTAGGGTAAACACCACGTTGTCAGTCGTGCAGTTGACGATCTTCCCCGCCTGTGTTGTGGACAGGGTTGCCGCTGCGGTGTACGTGGTTACAGTCGGGCCTGCAAACATCTGAAGTCCTGTGGATGCTCCGAGGGTCACGATAGTATTGCCGGTGCGAACGTCCTGAAATGTCAGAACGCCACCGGACCATACGGCTTTGACGTTGGCTATTTCTGCTCCGGGCATATTTTCCTCCGGTCAGCCCCAGTCTTTGTCCGGGGCGTTCGTTTCGTTTTAATCGGCGCAAGAATGGCGCGGTGAAGGAAGGGAAAAGCAAGCGCCTTCCCCTTCCTATTCATGGCCTTAGCTGTTCGGGACCAACATGGTGGACTGGGCGTACCGCGGCCGCAGGATAGCGAACACCGTGGCATTGCGTGTCGCGGCTGCACTCGAAATGGACGGGTAGACATAGGGGTATCCCTCAGTCAGGTCGTCCGACTTGACCTCCATCACGTAGAAGGTCTCAGCCGTGGATGCCAGGGCCAGGGCAGTCGATACACCGGCGGCCCGAGTGCTGAGGGAGTTGGCCGTCGCATAGGCCGTGGCAGTCGAGGACGTGCGGTAGTTGTATGCCTTTGTCGCCTGTCCTGCGGCTGTTGCTGTCGAGGCCTCCATCAGGAAGAAGTTGGACGTGGTGACGCTGTTCGTGCCAAGCCCGATAATGAACATGGCCGACTGATAGCGTCCCATGTTGGTAGGCTTGCAGGTTTCGGTCGTGGTATTTGAAAGGCCAGCCGTTGAAGGCGCATTGAGCATCATGACGTGGAGTTCATCGGTTCCGAGCCACATAGTCTGTGACCTCCGTTAGTTATTTCCCTGTGGTTAGCTTCTGGTGGCAAGGGTCACGTAGGGGCTGATGGTGTCTGACGTTCCCTTGAATGGGGTCAGGGCGCTGTGCCAGACCGGCTCGCCGTTGCAGCGATAGGTGAAGCGGAAGGCCGTCTGATCGGTCAGGAATGCGAGATGAATGGACGTGGCAGCGTTCATGCCGCCTTTGTCGCCCACGATGTACTGTGCCATGTCGGCGAAGATGACGTCGCCCTCTGTGCCAACGCTGGCCGCCTGCTCAATGGGGATAACAGGACGTCCGAGCATGGTTCCGTAGGGCTGTCCCTGCGTGGTCCCGGTGGGCAACTGGTACAGGTTGGCAAGTACGCCAGCCGTGCCAATCGGGATAGTCAGGGTGGCAAGCTGGTCCAGGGTATTGACGTTGATGAACCAGACAGCGTTGCCCATGCTGGCCGGATACATGCGCCGGAACATCTTCAGGATGTTGGCAGTCACGATGGTTGCGGCGATCTGGCTTGTCTCAGCACTCACAGAGACACGGCCAGGACTGCTCAGGATGCCGAGGGGCTTACCCGCACCGTCGCCGTTGATGACGGCATCATCGAGCTTGAAGCCCATCTCAAGCGGGAACCACCTGTTGACATAGCCCTCAAGGGCTACCGAGTCTTCAAGTAGTTCGTCGGTCACGTAGCAGAAGGCAAAGAGCTTCTGCAATTCAACGCTGATCTGCCTGAACTTGGGATAGCTGGCCGTTATGCTTGCGGCTTCAGCGCCCCAGTATGCCCGCACACCACCCCACCTTGACCCGTCCGCACGGGATGTTTCATTGATTGCCGGAATCTTGAAGCCGTTGAAGTTGGCACCCACCGGCTGTTTGGCGCAACGGGACCAGACCACAGCGGTGTTCCATGTGCGGTCCTGAAGTGTCGGGATGAACTCCTGGGCTACCAAGAAAGCCCCGTCCGAAGGGACAGTCTCGCCCAGTCCAGTCGGGGCTTTGGTAATCGGATGCAGTGCGCCCTCGATGCACCGCTTCAGGCGGGGTTCACGGATGAGCGTGTTGGGACCACCAGCCTTGCGGACGGCGATAAGCTGTTCGCCAAAGCTGCCCCAGGGCTGGTCTGCCTCGTCCTTGACCACGCCTTCATCGGCGGCCAGTCCGGCAGCAGGGGTAAACTTGCGTTCGATCTTGGGTTCTTCTTTGGGTTTCATTTCGGCAAGGGCTTTTTCTACCATTGCCTTGATTTCTGCCTCAGTCATTGTGAGATTGCCTCCATTCATTTATTGCGGCCTTGATAATGGCCGCAGCCTCATCATCGGTTAGGTCTTTGGGTTCTGCCACCACTTCAGGCGGCGGCAGTATCTTCTCGGGAATATCGCTTCCCGTCAGGCGCTTGAGTTCGGCAATGAGAGACTTGGCTATTGCCTGATTCTCGTCATTGAGCGTGATTGACTTGCACAGGGACAGAACAAAGTCCAGTTCGTCCTTTAATTCGG